GAACATTTTGCGAGAGGGTGCTTAACTGTTTCTCAGTGTCCGTATAGTACCGTTTTTGTGGTGAATGAATCAAGTTGTTAGTTCATTTTTGTTCTTTTATGTTTTCTTGTGTTTTTATGCTTTATGTCTTAGTTCGCTTGCCATTTTGTACATATTGAGTACATTAACGGAATATTCATTGTGTACATGAGATAAAGCCATGGCATTAAGCGACACCAAACTAAGAAGCCTTTTCAATAAACCATACTCAGGAAAACCAGAGTTAACCGATGGTGACGGCCTTAGCGCTCGCATATCCCCTAACGGAACAATAGCATTTCAATATAGATATCGCTGGAATGGTAAGGCTGTCAGGTTGACTGTCGGCCACTATCCAGCAATATCCCTAAAAGAGGCTAGGGTCATTATTGGAGATATGCGTGAATTGTACACTAAAGGGATTGACCCAAAAATATATTTTTCAAAAGGTGAGACTGAGGCATCACTAAAAGATTGCCTAGACTACTGGTGGGATAAATATGCGTCACAGCTAAAACCGAACACCAAAACATTATATAAGTCGATCGTGTACAACACGATGTACACACAATTTTCAAATACTCCTGTTGCTGATGTACCCATTTCATCGTGGGTTAAATTTTTCGATAGGCAAGAAAAGGTAAACCCAAAGAAGGCTAGGGTGCTTTTAATGCAACTCAGGTCTGTTATTAACTGGTGCATTAGTCGTCAATTTATTTCATCTTGCGAAGTACTTAAGTTAAGCCCTAAAACTATTGGCAAAAGGCCCGATATTGGTGATCGAGTTCTTACGTACACAGAACTCGCCAAAATCTGGCTTGCTTTGGAAAACTGTAAAATTGTCACTTCCAATAAACTGCTTCATCAGATGCTGATGCTTTATGGTTCTCGTCTTTCTGAGATGAGGCTGGCAAACGCATCTGAATTCAATATGGAAGATATGATCTGGACAACGCCAAGAGAGCACTCGAAAATGGGTAATATTATTAGGCGTCCAATATTCAAACAGGTAGAGCCATATATAGAAAGGTTACTAAATAACGGTAATGAGATTTTATTTGCTGGTCAGGAGATAGATAAAGCGATAGATAGGTCGTCAGCTAATAAATTCATGAATAAGCTTAGAAAATCAATTGATATTCCTGAGTGGCGTACACATGACTTTAGACGTTCTATTGTGACTAACCTATCTAGTGAAGGCGTGATGCCCCATGTGACAGAAAAGATGCTGGGGCATGAACTTGGCGGGGTAATGGCTGTTTACAATAAACATGATTGGATAGATGATCAGAGAAGCGCTTATGAGATGTATGCAGATAAAATATTCTGGCATGTTAAGAAGCTGGCTTCTGGTTAATTCCACCGTTATCTATCCACTGCTGTATCGCTGATTTTTTATATTTTGCTGGTCGAGACAGGACTGGCTTAGGGAATCCACACTCTTTCTTTAAACGCCACAATGCGGTACGCTTAACGCCGATCCATTCATAAACATCCTTTTCTACAATTAAATCTGAGTTAGTCATTTTACCCTCCTATCCATTCTTCCTTTTATACTGTTCATGATCATCACCGCAATCTTTACTGCAGTATGCACTATTAGGTGCGACTGGTTCTTCGTGACACCAGATACACATGCCGTTATATGATTTAATTGCTACCTTTCGATTTGATAATGACACTTGAATATATAGTTCGTTTGTTTCATTTGCTGAGTCGATAATGCCAATAATTACGCTTGTCCTGTTTCAATTAAATAAATTAGTAAACATAGTGCTATTAACCCTGAAAATTCAGTAAATGTCATAATTCACCTATGCTATTTTCCATTCATTTAATATTTTATTGCCGATATTAATTAACTCGTCTCTATCGACAGTGTTAATTATCTTTCTTGGTTTGATGTATGGTCGCCATATTAAAAGCATTGAGCCTTTATTATTTCCGCTAACTGGCTTTTTTGTTCCTGCATTAATAAAAGATATTCTTCCTCCTGTAATTAATCTAACTTCATCAACTGTTTCTAATGCGGAATTAAACCAACCGACAGAAGTATCCGACGGTATTAACATCACGACTGTCTGCAATTGCTTTTTACATTGCTCAGCGGCTTTATTAATCCAAGGCTGAATATCAGAATAGGGCGGGTTAATCCAAATAGCCCCGTAACTTTCCCAATCGCAATTTAACGAGTCGCCTTTTTCGGTTAGGTAATGAGAACAGAGAGCATTATTTTTATCGGCGGCGGCATCTAAATAAAAACCAAATTCAGCGTCCAATGCTGTGAATAAAGGCAGGGGAGTTTGCCATCTATCCCGCAGTTCCTTTGGTGTATGACTACCTCCATAATCAGCTTTCATTCTCCGCATCCTTCATCATTAAGAATAATTCCATAGCTGCGCGATATGGGCTATCGTTTATAACTTGCGCTTTTTCTATAAACGCAATACCAGATGGACAAGGAAGTATATTCCACTCTCCATATCTAGCACACCAGAAATTACTGTCACCAGCAAGTAAGCTGATTTTATTCTCAATAATAATAGGCATGGCATCGGCTGGGTTATTGCATGGGTTAAATTCAATCCAGTTAGCACCATCGCCATAGAAAACTTTATTGCTATGTAAGTCTGTATCTTCATGTTCTATTTTCGCAGCAACAAAGACGCGCTTGTTAATCTCTAAATCAGATAGTTCGGTGTATTTATTCATTTTCTAATATCTCCTCTATCATGAGCTTAATATTAACTAAATCCTGCTTTGTTATTGATATATCCCACGATGGAGATTTTAAATTAAATTTATCTTTTATTGTCGGTTCAATTTCAAAACCTTCTTCCTCGTAGTCTTGTAATCCCAAATAATATTTATCTTTCATTCCATACCTCTCCACAAACAACCTCAACATTTCTCACTGACATTAAATATTCAGCACGTTTATTGCATTCCGATTGCGTGTATATATCTTCCGTTACAGGTACAGCAGAATCCTGTATTAGCATGAGTAATACATATCCGATTATTTGCATGAATTGTTACTCTGAATTTTATGTATAAAAGCCCCTGCCTTAGCAAGGGGGAGTTATCATATTTTTAACTTCGTTTATTGCCGAGAGAATAAATCTTTTTTCACGTTTTGCATCTTCACAGTACCAAATTATAAAATCGGTAAAATTTTTCTTGAATTCAATTGTATATTGAAGATTAAACAATGATTCTTTATCTTCGGCAATAATAACATTATCGATAAATTCAAATTGATCAGATGTTAGGTCATAATATAATTTCTCGAACTCAACAAAGAAATGCATTCCTCCAATTTTATTGGAATCTACTTTAATAATGAATACTTCATTTGAATTCAAATATTCACTTAATAAACCACCAAGCAGTATGGATGATGGTTCGCAAGAATTAACTGGAAACTGGTGTAGCATAAAATTATATTTTGCTGCAATTTCTCCGTGATACTTGGTAAGGTGAGTTCTTAATTTTCTCGCTATATCAATAGCTAGCTTCGTATTTTCAGTCATTACAATATCACCGTAGTTACTTAGGGTGACAAAATATTAAATTAAATAGATATATCCATCAATTCACCATCAATTCTTTTAATGCCTCACGAACAGCGTTTAATCGTGATTCCATTCTTAGATATTGAGGGTTGGGAATAGTGGGCCAATCGCTATGCCTCGCATCATCAAAATAGTTTCGTCATTAGAATTTAGTAAATCTACTGTTTGCTTCTTCATATCTATCTCCTGTTTGCATCCTTGCACTGAGCCCTATAATTAAACGTATGGCTTAATATCAAATTGCTTGAACCATTCTTTTATTTCGGCGTATTGTTCATAACTAATTCCAATATCTTCCCGCCATTCTTCAAATGAATTTCGGGCGGCGTCTTTAGTTAAATAATAAATAAAATCCTGCAATTTCTCAGGTGTGTTCATGGTTATATCCTTTGGTTAAACTGGTAGGGGTTAGAAGGGTATTTCTTGATCATCCCAATCTTGAGGCGGCTCACTTTGCGTAGCTTGATTACTCGATGCTTGTTTTTGTGCTTGCGGTTGCTGAGGTTGCCCCCATCCTTGATTTTGTGGCTTCTGGCTTCCTGCTTGATTACCACCGTTACCGCCAAAATCCAATTGGTTAACGATAATTACTGGAGCTGATTTTTTCTCACCACTCTGGCTTGTCCATTCTTCCATGACGAACTCACCAGTAACCGTAACCTTTGTTCCTTTGGTTAAGTATTCAGGTAGCTTTTCAGCTTTAGAGCCAAACATCTTACAGATAACCCAAGATACTTTTTCGTGTTCTCCGTAACCTTGTTTCACAGGTAAACTAAAAGATGCAACCGCTTTACCATTTGGCGTCCATCGCTGTTCGCAATCTTTACCTAAGTTTCCACTTGCCGTTATTGTGTTAATTGCCATTATTACCTACCTCCTCATATTCTCCTTCAAAAATAGTTGCATTCTCTTGGTCTACATTAGCCTCTGCTTTTTCGTCTAAAATGACCGCTTTCTGCATTTCTATAGAGACTGGCAGATATTTAAATAAGCGACGGATAACGGTTTTCTTCGCCATTTCTTCCCAGTGAGAAACCCAAGGGCCATTTTGTCCTGCTTTACTTGATGCTCTGACTTTCTCAATTTGGTTATGCGTCATAACTTCAAACTGGACACCGCCATCT